TCCGCCAGCAAGGCATCCGAGCGCGAGCGCAGAGTGTCCCTAATTCGTCTAGGCAGGGCCGTTAATGCCTGCCGGAGCAGCCCCGTGGGGCCGTGAGAAAAAGCGCCCATCACAAGGTCGCCCATGATTGAATCGGCATCCTGACGTTCGGCCAGTCGCCTGGCGGTAGCGGAATTGCCCAACGCTCGCCCGGTCAATTCCGACGATCCGACCTCATAATTCAAGGCGCGCTCCCAGTTTGCCGCGGCTTCTGGCGTCGGCATCAGCGCCGTGATCTTGTCGCGCATCTCTGGCGAGCGAAGGTATTTGGTCATATCGGGCAATCTTGCAGGATCACTGCGCATACGCTGGACAATCGAAGAAACCGCTCCGATCAGATATCCCTCTCTCTGGGCCTCCGTCATTTCGGCAAGATTTGCGCGCAGTTGTTCGCCGCTGAGCGTGCGCTGCAATATATTGCCGCCTTCCTCAATCGATGTGATGTACTGGCTGGGCCCTCCCCATGCCTGACGGGCTGCGGCATAGGTTGGCACCTGCGTATCGAGCTCGTTTCGAATCATGCCAACTAGCGTTGTGAGCGTGCGGGCTTTCGCGTTTTGTCCGGCGCGCATTGCCGCTCCGACCTGATCATCGATCACGCGTTTGGTGTAATCCCAGAACTGCAGATTTGGGAACGCCGGCAGTTGGCCTCCTGGAAAAGATAGGAGGCCGCCGCGATCGACCATGGCACCCGGATTCATTGCTCCATAACCGTCCGCTATGGCGTTATCGCGCCAGATGCTAACCGCCCCGTGCATGGCGCTTTGGACGGTTGGGCTAGAGGACAATCTCTCAAGCTCCGGCGACCAGACGGCCCGATCTCCATCTGCATACGCCTGTTGATAAAGCGGAGTTGCCGTTTCGGCGCGGGATGCCATCGTCTCCTGCGTGGCGCGCACTGCGGTCTGTCGGGCTCCGGTCAATCCCTCGAGATCGCCTGAGACCCGCTGCAACTGCGCCTGCTGACGCTCGGTCAACGCTGGTACGACCGTGGTACGGCCAGCGCCAGGAGTCTGCGCCACGCGCTCGACAAGGCCTCGCACATTCTCGCCCGCGACATCGGCCACGGTTGCATTTGGTCGAACGGTTCGCGCTTGCTGGAGTCGCTCAGAAAGAACATCCGGCGTCATTCCATCGCGCTCTAGGGCGCGTGCGAAGTCAGCAGCAACATTTGCCTGTGGAGACACGGCATTGCGAACGACATTGCGCGCGCCAACCGCCGCAGTTCCGCCGGCCAAGCCGCCAACCAACCGAGCCGCTGTTTGAACTCCCTGACCCGCCCCAGCACTTTCGGCCAACTGCCCCGCCCCTTCCGATGCGAGCGCGGAGGCGGTGCCCGTGCCAACCTTCAGGGCGGCGCTTCCGGGTCCAAGATAGCTTGCTGGGTTGCCGATCACCTCGCCGGTCGCGCCGGCATACTTCCCAGCCGTGGTTTTCGCGGCGGGCTCGATACCGGCCGCCTCCGAAATCTGCTTGCCGTAGGTCGGATCAGGCTTCGGTCGCTCGCCTCCGGTGATGTCGGCTTTCAGATTGGCAAAGTGCTTCGAGGGACCGAACGGTCCCATGACCGCCTCGCCGATGTCGCCGGCGAAACTTGCAGCACCGCGCAACAGGCCTTTGCCGCCTTCCTTCACGACATCCATGAATGTTGACTCTGGCTTCGGCATGCTCGCCGAATACGATTTCATCGCTTTGTCGATGACAGCCGAATCCGTTCCATCCGGAAATTCGTGGATTACACCATCGGCGGATTCGGCCTTGAGCGGCATTACTGCACCCGTTCGCCGTTCGCGTCGTACTTGATAACGTTGCCAGCGGCTGGGGCGGCCGGGGCGGCCGATTTATCCTTCGGCCCCTCGCCGCGCATTTTTTCGCGCACTCTTCCGGGAGCCTTCTCGGCAATGTCCACCTCCGTGGAAAATCCCCTGAGAGCGCCTTTGACCGCCGAGAGGGGCATGTTGGGATTGAGCATTTCGCGGGCGTGCTCCAGATCGGAAACCGTGCCCTTGCCGCCTCCGGAGATGACGCGTCCATAAACATTGATAAGCGAATTCATCTGCTGCACATAGAAGGCAAAATTCTCATCCCCCTTCTGAACGTTCCACCTGTTCTCAAGAGCATTCCACGCTGCAGTCCCCTTACCGGCGCTTTTCTGGGCGGCAGCCCACACGTTCGGAATGGTTTCGTGAGCTTCATCGACTGCGATAGCGATTCCACCTGCACGTCGGGCAACCGTGGATGCCTCTGTCTTCTTGGCTCCCCTATCAGCTTCCCACTGTGTGGTCTGCTCCGAACCCGGGGCGAAGCCATGCTCTGCCGTGAACTCATTGATAAATTGCTGACGATCCTGCGCGATGGCCGATTTACCAACCTGCTTCTGCGCGTAGATATCGATCATCTGCTTGACGCCGGCCTGCTGCGCCATCGAATATTTCGGCGTGCCGTCCGGCTTGACAGATGCCAATTCGGCTTGCCCGCCCGGCGACATCCAATAAGTCGCGCTCTGCTCGTTCTTGATCTTTTGTTCGTCGCGCTTCTCTTGCAGTTTTGCCGCTGCGTCCGCTGCCTTTGTCGTGAACTCGTGATTCTTCTCATACACCTGAGCGACCAGGGTGTAGTTCTTGGCCGCCGCAGCGTCGTACATGATCTGATCGTGATACTGCGCCGAGATAAGCTGGATCTGGCTCATTTGCTCGTCGATGTTCATCTTGCGATTTTCGAGCGCGAGCTTGTATTTCTCCATCACCTGACGATTGTTCTCGATCGTGGTCTTGGTGTCCTGTTCCCACTTCTTGGCGTCGGTCTCGTACTTCTCTAGATTGCCGCTCTTCCAGCCGTCGAGTGCGCCGGCGAACGCGGACAGCGCGGCACCGCCTGGCGCGCGCGTGAAGCGCCCGGCGACCGCGCCCAGCACCGCCATCGCGGATGCAAACGCCAGCGCGTTCTTGTGGTAGTCCTTCGCGTCCGGCGCGGGCGGAGGTTTTTGCTGCTGACCCATCTGCGGGGCTGGCGGAATATTCAGGCTTTGCTGCGGCGGCGGGCCGGCGGTTGGTTTCGGCGGTGATCCGAAAGCTAGGGGCGACTGCGGGGCGAGCGCAGGAGCCGCACCGCCGGACTGAGGCGATGGCGCAGCAGGCGGCTGGCCCTGACCGCTGGTCATGTTGCCCATCATGCGGCCGTCGGCGCCGAAAACTGGCATGTCGGTGTCTGTCATAGCGCTATCGCCACCATTGTTCCGATCGCCTTGAACGCACTCGTGAGAGAGTCGCTGTAATTTTTATCCGCGGCCATCTGCGCCTTACCGGCTTCGATCAATATGTTATTCGATGCGTTCTCAAAGCCGAGGCCCTGTCCGATCAGAGAATTGCCGCCGCTGATCTCGCCCAAGCCGAGCTGGATCGTGGTCTGGATCTGCTGCTGCGCCATCGCGTTGACTTTCGCATCGATATCGGCGGTTTGGCCGATGAAGGCCGTATCCTGATCTGGATTGCGGCCCATGGCGGCCCACTGCTGCCGCGACTGATTGGTCAAGCCGGTGCTGTATTGTCCCAACTGCGCCTTTTGCGGTGCGGTGAGTTCGCCGCGCTGCGCCATTGCCAACGCCTCGGTACCTTGGCCTACTAGCGTATGTCCCTGACCTGTAAGATCGCGTGCCTCACCCTGCAGCCAAGGCACCTCGCCTTGAAGCTGGCCATATTGCGCCGGCAATCCGTGCGGCGCTCCCATCATCGCGCCTACCCCGAGCGCGCCTACCCCGAGCGCAGCCGCGCTGGATATGTCGAAGCCGCCGCTGATGTTCCCGCCACTGCCATATCCTGCGTAATCGGAGGCATCGAGGCCCGGCAGCGGACTTGAGGATGATCCCAGATCGGAGAGGCTGACATCGGCCATCAAACACCTACCTTGCCGAACGGTGAGCCGACGCCTGCGGCCGGCGCGGTCTGATCGGTTGGATTGCCGAGCGATGGCTGCGGTGCCCCGGCGCCTGGGGACAGTACCCCACCGCCCAGCGGGCTCGGGGCACCTAGCGCGGGCTGGGGCGGCGCGGCGGGGAGACCAACTGCGGGCGCGGCCCCTGCGGCGGGCTGCGGCGCGGTGGGGCCGCCGGGAAGCAAGGAGTCGGAGCCCGGAGCGGTAGGATCGCCGGTGGGGACGTTGGTGCCCAGCATGCCGCCTTGCGGATCTTGCCCTTGGAACGGAAAGGCGGGCAGGCCGAAGTTCGTGTCGAAGTTTGATCCGAACATTCAAGTGATTCCTAAGCTTTGCCTCATAACCGCATGTTCCGACGCATGATATCCCAACCAGTCGTAAAAAGAACCCTGATCGTCGAAGTTGACGGTCGAAAGATCGGTACCGGTGATCCCCAGCGCCGCCCGCAACAGGGTATGTGACTGAGCGTGGCTCTCGACCATCGACCGCCGCGCCTGCCCCGCCGTCAGAAACGCCAGAAAATCGAAATTCGGGATCAGAACCGTCGGCACCCGCTGCGATAGCACCTGCACGAATTGCAGATGCTCGCGTGCATGTCCCATATCCCAGCCGCCGTAGCCCGGCAGATCGCCGAAGGTCACCTGATCAGGCTGGAATTGAGGCATGGCGTCATGTCCACAATGAAGTTTCCTGGTATTCTACGGCGGCATTCGTGATGGTGAATCCGGCGAGCGTCCCCGTCAGCGTAATGCCGAGATAGCGGCCCGATCCCTCGGCGCCGGCCGCGCCACTCGGCAATTTGAAGCCCGACGTCAGCGCGTAAACCTTGGTCGCCGAACCATTCTCGGTATCATAGGTCGCGGTCAGGTTTCCCGTGCCGGAGAACAGCGTTTCCGCAGCGCCACCGGACAGGATTTTCTTGCGCTGCACCGCGTTGCCGTGATGCGTCAAAGCGCTTTGAAATTTGAACGTCACCGCCGTAGTCGGATCGCCCAGAATTTTCGTGATGTCCGAACCTGATGATGAGAAAGTCGATGTCTTGCCACTCGCCAACGTCGAGGCCGTGGCGATGGTCACAAGCGAATCGCCCTGGCTGACCACGAACCATTTTTTGCCGGTGAAGGTCATCATGATCGATCGCGTGGTAGACAGCGGATCGATATAGCGCACCAGAAACGATATATTGTGAATGCCGTTGATATCGGCGATAGCGGACTGCGGCTGCTGGCTAAAATCGATCAGCTTGAAAATGCCGTCGAGATCGTCGCTGATCTTCTGCACGCTCGACCCGAACACCGCATAGATGCCGTTCGAATTGGCAAACATGAAGACGCGGTTGAACGATCCGCAGGAGCGCGGATAGATCGTGCCCTGATCGGATGACAGCGTTAGAATCGTGAACAGCGTGACGTTGCCGGCGGCGTTGAGCGAGATGTTTCCGATCTGCTTGACCGACTGATCACCCATGATGAAGAGATAGTTGTTATAATTTCGCAGCGCCGTCACGGCGTGCACCAGATCGGCATCATTGATCGTGAACGACGCGGATGCATTGGCAGCGGCGAAGTCATCGAAGCCGCCAGTTCCGGTGTATTGGATCAGACGTCCGCCGCCGAGCCACACCCGGCCCTGAAACACAGCCAGCGTCGTTCCCGCCGTCACGAATGGCCAGACATGGGCGGTCCCGGTCGCGCCCGAACCACCGCCGCCTGAAATCGTCAACGTCAGAGCATCGCTCGAAAGATATCCCGATCCGGGATTGGTGAGCGTCAGGGTGGTGACGTTCGATCCTCCGACAACGGCCGCCGCGCTCGCGCCTGTGCCGCTGCCGCCGCCCGTGAACGAAACAGACGGCGCCGAGGTGTAGCCCGATCCGCCGTTCGTCACGGTGATGGCTGTCACGCGCCCGTCGCCGACCGTGCATATCGCGCGTGCGTCCCCTCCTGGAACCGGGGCTCCACCCGTTATGGCAATTATTGGCGCAGAGCTATATCCCGATCCCCTATTGGTTATGGTGATGCTTTGAACGACATAAAATCCGCCGCCGGATAAAGTCATTATGATGGTGGCGGCAGCTCCTGACCCGCCTCCACCGGAGAACCCGACAGACGGAACTGTTGGAAGGTTGTACTGACCTTGAAAAGTAATCGTGATCGTGTTTAGACCGCGCGGATCAATGCTCGCGGTTGCGGCTGCACCGGAGCCGCCGCCACCCGCGAACACAACACCGGGTGCCGGGCCGTATTGCGTGCCGCCGGTGATGACGTTGACGGCGATAACGGCCGGGGTGCCGATGGTGGCGACTGCGGTAGCTCCGGTGCCAGAGCCTCCCGTGATCGCAACGGTCGGTACCGAGGTGTAATTCGTTCCGCCTGCAGTGAGAATGAGATTCGGCGAGACGCCGCCGCGGCGGACGAACACCGTTCCGTTCCATACGCTGTAGCCGGACGTCGGATCATTGATCAGAACATCGGCCGACTGCCACACCGTCATGTCTGGATTGGAGAACGTGCCCGGCTGGGCAAACTCCGTTGATACGGCGGTCGCGATATTGGTGGCCCAGCCGCCGCCGACCGACGTGAACGAAATGATGTAGTCGACCGCGCCGAGGTTGGCGAAAAACTGCGCTGTGATGGTTTCGGAAATGCTGGTCAGGGCCGATAGCGGAGCCGGAACCGTCGTCAGATTGTTGCCCGAGATCGGCTGCAGGTTCTCCAGCCACGCCAGTTCTTTTTCGGACAGCGCCTGCCGAACGCTCTGCGTATTCATCTTCTCGAATTGCTCGAAGACGATGAATTTTTGCGCTGATCGTTGGGCCTGTCCGGGCGGTGGCATGGCTCACCTCGAGACGCGGCGCTGATACGTGCGATGATAAACGTTAGGAATGCGCGTGCCACCGGCGCCGATAATGATCTTCGGCACGCGCGCGCTGTAGAGCTGCAAATAGTGATTGGCCTGCTCGAAATTCTGCAGTTTGTTCAGACACAGCATCGCTGCGTAATACTGCACGGCATCGTTCCATGGCGGAATCACCTGCGCATCGCTGTCTGACGGATTGACCAGCGGCATCGGCAACTGCAGCACATCCCACTCGGTGACATAGGGCTGATCGGGCGGCGGCTGGATCAGCACCGTGCCGGTCTGCTCGTGGATGGTCCAGATCATGCCGCGCTGGTTGAAGGCCAGCTGCGAGCGCATGTAGGCCTGGAACAGCGTGAAGCCGCGGAATCGCAGCATGTAACGCTGGTTGCCCCATACGTATGAAATCGAAATCACGTTGAAGACGTTGTTGAAGGCGATCGCGGTCGCGGTCGCACCCGATCCGCCGCCGCCGGTGATGGTGACAGCCGGCAGCGTACCCGGCGTGTAGCCCTGACCCCACGCCGTCATGTTGATGCCGGTGACGATGCCACCGGTGACGACCGCCGTTCCGGTCGCGAGCACGCTGTTGGCCGGGCCGGCGGCAAAGGTCACGGTTGGGGTGCTGGTGTAGCCGGTCCCGCCGACGGTGACATTGGCGCCGACGATTTGCGAGTTCAGACCGTTCGGACCGAGCAACGGATAGGCCTCGGTATTGGGAATCACGGATACCGGGCTGTAGAGCGCGGACAGCGGCGCGTTGCTCGGTGGCGCGATGTAGAGCCCGCGCACGCAGTGAAAATCCAGCGCCACCGCGGTACGGGCGTTGTTGATGGCGTTGGTCAGCTCGGCCTGGGTGAAGTCCGCATTGGTCTGGTCATGAACCAGAAATTGAACCTGCGTGGTGTAATCGGACAGCAGCATTCATCACGCAGCCCCGGCCTTGCGCTTGGGCAGCGGGGGAAGTTCTTCGATCTGCGGATCGGCCGGAATCGGCTCGTCCGTATCGGGCTCGACTTCGACCATCTTGTAGATCACCGGAACGATCGCAATCTTGTCGAACAGCCGCCGCGCCAGAGTCTTTCCGCTCTTGTCCGTCTCCAGGTGCTTCGGCGTATTCCAGCCCTGCCGCTTGCAGATGTGGCGGAACATGACTTCCGGATCGATGCCGTAACCGTAGCCAAAGAAATGCGCGGCCATGTCGAGCCGTAGATTGTCAGCCTTGCCGGGCGGAATCGACACCGGAATTCCGTCCCACCGATCGGTAAACGGCACGTCGAGATTGTTCGTCACCCGCACGTAGTGGATGCGAAGATCGGGTGCGCCAAGGTCGGGCTTTTCCATCAATATTCTTCTTTGTCGAAGCGCTAGATCAAAGTCAGATTTGGAGTAGTCGCCGGATCAAGAGCAATAGCCGTAGGGTAATCCGTAGTTAGAGTTGCTGGTTGACTTGAGAGAGCAACATGAACAAGCGCATCGAATTCATTTGATGCCGCCCATATGACGCATGATCCCCCAGATACGCTAAAGAAATACACCTTCGATTTCTTCGGAAGACTCGCCGTTACCGCCTTAAAGTCGGAATACGTACCGACGTCATACCTGATGCTCATCGATATTCCCCTTACGGATATTCGAAGAAGGTGACGGGCGTCGCGGCACCCGACGCTATCACGTTGATCTGCGCGCCGGCAATACCTTGCGGCCCGGCGGGGCTTCCGATGGTGAAACAACTCGCCACCACGTTGCCGGCCGGCAGCACCTGTCCTACGGTGAGCGATACCGGCGTAACGGTTCCGGTTGTGAACGTCACGGTCTGGGTTGCGTGACCGTTGCAAATGGTGGCCGCCCGCCGAGTCGGGTTCGACGGCAGGGCCGCAAGTGTCGCGGCCGCGCCCGCCGTGGCGGTCGTCGTAAACGGGCCCAGATTGGTCTGCTGCGCATTGGCCGCACCGATGAAGGCGAACAGTGCAAGGGCGGCGAGTGTAAGGCGCTTCATGTCACAGTCCCGTCGTTGGCTTGGTTGGATCTTCCGTTTTGGCGCCGGCCGCCTCATCGACTTTCGCCAAGGATTCTTCCGAGGCCGCAGGCTCGGCGCCGCCCACGATCGCCTGCACCTGCGCGATCAGGATGGCCGCTTCCTGTTCTCGGTTATGAACACCGCGCAACGCATCAACGGGATTTGCCGCCTCTGCGGCGGCGCGCGCGGTGAGGACGCTATCGATCAGGTTCGACATACTGAACCTCCTATTGAACGCGTGGTTGTGCGAAGGCTTGGGCAACGGCCGGCGCCGTCACCGACGCCAACGTTGTGGTGGCCGCGCCAACGCCAGTGATAGTTCCGGTCGGAATAGCGGCTGGATAAGCAGTTCCGTTGTTGATCATGACGAGGCCGGTCACCGTACCCGATCCTGTCAGCGCGACTGGCGTAAGCTGCGCGCCGGTGGCAGAGGTGTTCTGATTGCCCGGAACGGCGTTGGCCGGGAATACGAGGCCGCCAGGCGGGATAGGAGCCGCCGCGACGCCGCCCGAGGAACCGCCCTGAAAATAGGGGGTCTGCGGGATCAGATAGAAGTTCGGCGTCGAGGCATAGCCAGCACCAACGGTGGCCATGGTGATGGAAGCAATGCCACCGCCTGCGGTCAGCAGTGCGGTCGCGGTCGCCTGAATGCCTCCAACCGGAGGCGCGTCGATGACGACCAGCGGCGGCATGGTGAAGCCGGAACCAGCCTGCGTGATGGTCGGAGCCGCAACCGAACCTCCGACAATCACATAACCGGTCGCGAGGATGCCGCCGGCCGCCGGTGCCGAGAACGCAATCGCCGCTCCGGTGGCGGCAAAACCGATGCCGTTGACGCCGCCGGAGCCAGCAGCTGTGATTGGAGCCGCAACAATGGTTCCGGTCAGATTGTACAGACGAAGGTTGTAGCCGTCCGTCGCGAAGTAGTCGCCGGTGTTGCTGTTGCTAACCTGATTGCGCCAGGTATTTGCGATCGGGTCCCACCACTGCACACAGATGTTGGCTGCGGTCTGGATCAGCCATTCGCCCGGGGGTGGATACCACACGCCGCCGCCGCCGAGAGCAATGACGCCGCCGCCTTCAGCAGGCTGAGCGATCGGGAAGGGAAATGCGCCGCCGATGCGAGCCATGATCTACCTCAGATGTTCAGGAACGCGAGACCGTCGAACTTGCCGTGCGCCTTGCACTTCACGTCGACGAGCTCAAGCAGGGACAAGATCGCACCGATATAGCCGAGCTGGTTGTTCGGCAGCGTCGATTCGAATCCGGTGAAGGAGAATGCCGCGCGCTCATGCAGGAACAGCGACAAATAATTGGTGTTGATGAGGTAGAGCGTCCCCTCGGGGCAGTACGGATCGGCGTAGAACGGCACACCGGAGACATCGAGCGCGCGGAACAGCGCTTCGGTCTTCTTGTCGGCGCCGAACGCATTGCCGGGGGTAATGTTGTAGCGCTCCTGGCTGGTGAAATCCTGCGCCAGCAGGGTCCAGGTGCCGAAACCCATGATGCCGATGGTCGGCATTTCGCCGGTGGTCTTCGACACCTGCGAGATGAACTGCAGCATCAGGTTTCGGGTCGGCGTGACGTTGCCGGCGCCGTGCACGTAGGTCGATTTCCAGAACGCGTTCTGCGTGCGCGACACGCCGCCATAGGAAACCGCAAAGGTGCCGTCGTCGATCGCGGCCGGCAGGCCGATCATCTGCTGCTGGTTGGCGACGTTGTTGAACAGCGCGGTCGCGAAGGTGTCGATGGTGACGTTGGTCGAGTCGTTCATGCGCGCTTCGATCAGCGGCACCACGGAATAATCCAGCTGGACGAGGCCTTCCATGCCGAGGAAGGGGATGGTCGAGACGAAGGCCTTGAGGTTGAACTCGGCGTTCTGGATACCGGGCTGCACGCCGGGCTGCTGGAACGCGCCGGAGTAGTCGACCCATTGCCCCGACACCATCGGGGTGCCCTGCAACGGCGCCGTGATCGGCGACAGACCGCCGGTCGCGACCTGCGCCGAGGAAAGCAGGGCGGCCATCAAGGGCGCCGATTTCCAGAGCTGGACGTATACGCGGGGCATAAAAGCGCGCCGCACAACCGAAGATAGTTCGGAAGCTATGGCTCCACTTGCGGGAATAATTCCTGTGCCTAGCTGGGGCATAACTACCTGATATCCTTCATGTTTTTGACCTTATGCTCCAAAGCTCATGAGGCCGGATACGAAGGCCGAATCATCACGATGAGCGCGAGACAGGTCGCTTACGCGCTGTCCTCGCGGATGACGACTTGCCCACAACTCAAGATTTTCTGGACGGTTGTCGTGTCGGATACCGTTCTTGTGATGGACCGTCTCTTGTTTGGTCAGAAACCGACCAAGGATTTTCTCCATCACCACGCGATGCTCATAAACCTGCTGCTGATTTCCCTTCGTGGCACCATCTCGATGCACGTAGACATATCCGTGCCGGTCCATCTTGATCTTTTTCTCACGTCCGCGATTTGCACAAGCGCGCGAGCAATATCGAATGCCACCGTCACGGCCTCTGTCATAACCTCGTTTGGTGATGTACTTGAGTGAGACCGGGTTGCCACAATGCGTGCAGTCCCTAGGGCTCAATGCGTGTTTGCGAACAGGCGCCATCACCGCTTCCTCATAAATTCGGTGATGACGGTGTGGGCGGTGTCGCGGCTGGCCTTGACCGGATCGGCGCCGAACTTGCCCCACTCCGGGAATTCCCAGGTCGCGCCGTGCTGCGGGATTTCCTCGCCCGGCCGCGGATCGATCGGCGGCAGCGTCGCGGCGTAGAGCGTGGCACCGTCGTCATAGTCGCTGATGCCCTTGCGCTGCATCAGCGCTTCGATCTGCTTCACGTCTTCCTCGACGTACTTGCGGCCCTCGCCGTCCGGCCCGCCGGTCAGGAGGCTGGCGCGCTGCTGGTTCATGCGCGCGAGAATCGCGTCCTGTTGGCGCTTGAGGTCCTTGGCTTCCTGCTCGGCCTTGAACGCTTCGAAGCGGTCGTCAACATCCACATCCGAGAACGCGGCGGCGTGCGGCGAATCCGGCTTGGCTTCCTTGATCAAGCGGCCAAGCTTGCCCCGGAATTTCTTGTCGTGGGTGAGTTCGTGCAGGAGATCGCCGAGTTCGGCGGCGGTCGCTAAATCGAGGCCGCGTTTGGTGCGCTGGGGCTGATGAGTGTCGCTCATGGCGCGATGTCCCAATCTGTCGCGAGCAAATCAGTCTGCGAGCAAATCCACGGTACAAGCTGGCCGGTGACCGGGCTGATGTAGACGTATGGAAGTCCCATCTTGCTGTGCTCATCCGGGGTTTGCAGGGCGAGCCATTGGCCTTTGCCGTTCCAGCCGACGCGACTTACGCGCGCGCCTTCCTGCATTCGTTCAACAGCCCATCCGATTCCGTATCTGGCTTGCGGAGCGTCGTTCATCAGATCGGCTTGCCCTTCTGAGCGGTCGGGCCGCCGCGCTCCAGCGACATGCCGCCCATCGCCTTGCGGCGGCCGGACGGATCGGTCCATTTCGCCTGCGAAGTGAAGCCGCCGAGGTCGGTGTAGGTCGGCGGGTTGCGGAACATCCCGTCTTCCATCTTGCGGGTCGACAGATTGCCGGTGTTACCGGCTTTCGGACGGAGATACTCGGTCATCCTGGTGCTCCTTCTGCTGGCATTCCGGGGGGTCCGCCCATGCCGGGCGGCGGCTTGTTGTCGGAGACGAGGCCAGGCGGCGGGGCCGCGCTGAGCGGCCCCTGTTTGGCTGACTGGGCCATCGTGGCAAGGGCCGCCGGGACCATGTTGGCACCTTCTGCCTTGCCGAAGATCGGATTGAGCGACTGGATCGCGCGCAACAGCGCCTGTTGTTCCTTCGATCCGGATTCGAACGCCATGCTGGCGACCAGCAGCGCGGGGATGACGGCCTTCACCTGCTGGGTCGCGGCCGCCTTGTTGCCGGCGCCACCGCCCGGAGAGAGCATCGGCGAGCCGCCGGGGCCGCCCGGGCCGCCCATCGGGGACTTGGGCACAGCCGCAGCCCCCGGAGCTTCCGGCGGCGGTGCGAGCGGTGAAGCTGGGTCAGCCATGGCCGCAATTGATACGCTGGTTTAACTCCCCCCGTCAACTGTCTGATATCTTGCAATTTCCTGAGAACGGGTTTTAAGGTGCGCGATGACAGGCATCATCCGTTCGTGGAATTGCGAGAACTCGCGCTGCCGCGAGGTGTTCGATTCTTGGGAACCAAACCCCGCTTGTTCCAAATGCGGGTGTGTCCGGGTGACATGGCATCCGGGCGGCGGGCACATCGCCGGCATCGCCAAATCCGCGGACCATGATTTGCGTATCCTCGCCGACGTGTTCCGGATGAACGACATGAACTCGGGCGAGGAAGGCCGGGGCGCGAAGAAAGTTCGCCTGCCCGACGCACCGGCGCCGAATTCCGGGCCCGTGCACACCTTCGCGCCCGGCTTCTCGGCCCCGGTCAATGTGCACAACGGCGCGGTGTGCGTCCCGACCACAAGCCACGTCGACTTCAAGGCCAAGGTCGGCATCGGCAACAAGCTGGCGCCGTCGCCGCTCGGGTTTGCGAGTGTGCACAGCAACACCGCGGTTGAGGCCGCGCACAAGCCATGATCATACCCGCCAACGACATCATCGCGCGCGCGGAGAAATTCGTCCGACTGCGACGGGATGCGGTCCTACAGGAGGAAAATATCGACCGCAAATTCATGTTGGCGGTTGTTTGCGACAAGATGGCAAAGCGGATTTGTGCGCGCGGCCATCAAATTGCTGAATGGTGGGCAGCGGGCCTATGATCATCCCGGAAGGCCCGCACCAGCCAGAGTTTCTCCGTTGGGTGCTCGACATCTGCCTGAGCTCCAAGAAGGACCGCAAGGATCTGTACGACCGCCGCCGGCAGTTCTTCCTGTACGGCACCTCGGCCGATGCGGACATTCTCTACAACCGAATCGAGTCGCATCTCGACCTGGTCGCGTCGTTTCTCTACTCGTCCGATCACGCGCAGTTCAGCCTCTCGGCGCCGCTGAATTCGTCCGACGATCTGGTCAAGCAGTACATGTCGGTCGAGGACAATTTCAACAACGACTTCCGCGACGCCGGGCTGTTCGATTTCTTCGGTGACGCCATCATCGGCAGTCTCGTCTATGACAGCATGATCCTCAAATCCGGCTGGTCCGACATCAACGAGGATTCGACCTGCACCCTGATCGAACCGTGGAAATTCGGAGTGTTCTCCGAGGAAGTCACCGAACTGGAAAGCCAGCCGGCGTTCGTCCACACCTATCACATTGATTACGACAACGCCTGCCAGCGCCTCGCGCGCGCCGGACTATCCGACAAGATCAAGGACTTGAACGTCGTCAATACCCCGTTCGAATCGCCGTTCCCGGAACTGATCACCCGCATGATCATCGCCTCGACCTCGGGCGAAAATCTGTCCGGCACCGTCACCGGCAACGTCAATCCGTCCTATGTGATGCGGCCGTCCTACCATGCCAAGGTCGACCGCCCGCTGGTGCCGTTTCACGAGCTGACGATCTGGGACGACGCCTGCGAGGATTATCGGGTGTTCTGGATCGTCGAGCCGGACCTGATCATCGCCGACTCCAAGAAAACCGTCGATGCACTGAAGCGCGCGGGTTCGTTCAAGCCGCAACGCGAGCAGCAGAACGCCTTTTACTCGACGCAATGCAACCCGTTCTTCCCGCGCGAGCATCCCTATACGCTGGTGCGGCCCTACAACATCTACGAATATTTCTGGGGCAAGGCGCACATCGAATCTCTGATCCCGCTGCAGGAATGGTCGAACGAACGGCTCGAACAGATCCACGACATCCTCGACCGCCAGGCCTATCCGCCGCGGGTCGGGTCCGGCTTCATGGGACTGTCGGATGAAAAGATGGAGGCGTTCGGCGGCGCCGACTCCTGGGTGATGGATCAGCTGCCGCAGGCCGCGATCAAGGAACTCTATCCGCAGATGCCGCCCGACATCTTCGCCGACTACATGTCGATCGGCAATCTCTTCATCGAGGCGTCCGGTCTGACCGAGGTGCTGCAGGGCAAGGGCACCTCAGGGGTGCGGTCGAAAGATCACGCCAAGCAGTTGAGCTCCACCGGATCGGGGCGCATCAAAAAGGCGGCGACCAAGCTCGAGGCCCCGCTGGCACGGCTCGGCGATCTCTCGCTCAAGCTCAACATGCGCAACAACAACAACGCCATCACCCCCGACCCGAAGGAAGACGGCAAGCCCGGCGACCCCTTCTATTACGCCAACCTCGGCAGCGACTACGCGCTGCGCATCGCCGGGCATTCGCACTCGCCGCTGTTCGCCGACGACTCCAAGGAGCTCGCCGCCTTCCTGTTCAAGAGCCAGTCGATCGATCAGGAAGGGCTGCTGCGGCTGCTCAACCCGCCGAACCGCGACAACCTGATCCATGCCTTGCGCGCGCGGAAGAAGCAGGCCGCCAAAGCACAGGCGATGCGGGCTCAGATGGGCGAGCCTCCCGGAAAACCAACCGGCAAGGGCAAGCCCGGCGCTCACGCATAACCTGAAGTCTTTGGCCTAAGAGTTTGCAAAATCGGGAACAACGCGGTAGACATAACGTGCTGATGGGCGCGCCGTTCCGGTTTCGCCCGCCGATCCTCTAGGAAAGGAGCCTCCCATGAAACGGAAGCACAAGCGCGGTCATCGCCGCGGTCGCCGGAAGTAACCACCCCGACCTGATTCTGATGTAGCATCCCGAGACTTCAGCACCCCGTGAAAGCGGGGTGTTTTTTAGTATTCTCCGTCGAGCAGTACATAAGCGCGGGGGCTGACCACATTCATTTTTCGCAGGGTGAACGGCTTTTCTCCCTGCTGAATGCCGTGCTCAAGAAGTTCCTGAAGCAGAAGGCGGCGCGCCTGCTTTTCATCCTCTGCCACGATCATTGAGCAAGCGCCGACCGGCCAATGTCCCTCATGGTCGTTGCAGGTGTATACGTTCATTGCAAGACCGTGATGTTCATCCGCTTCAGATACCCGGTGATGACGCGCTCCAGCGGCGGGGTGCCGCCCTTCTCCTCGATCTCGGCCGAGCGATCCCGCGACAGCCCCAGCGCCTTCATCCGCGGCTGCACCCAGGTATTCCATGCCTGATACGCCAGCGCACCCGCCATCACCCGGTCATCCTTGCTCCGCCCCTCGCCGCCGATCGATCCGCCGTCATTGACGATGCGCTGCATCTCTTCCAAGAGCGGCACCGAGCGCGGAATCATGCGGCCGAGCTCGATGCCGTTCTTCATCTGGTTCATGGCGCGGGTCTTGAGGTCCATCGTCGTCTTCCACTGATACAACATCTCGCCGCCGCCCGGATTGTCCAGCCGCCGGTAGAAATAGTGCCGCATGTTGGCGAGGATATTTCGCAGGTGATGGTTCTCGTCCGTGGGGCGAATCTCGCTCGCCATCCGCCGCACCTTCTCCAATTCGTCAAATACCGCCTGCCCCGGCCCGTTCATTTCCAGGATCGGCATCAAGTAGGTGATGCCGTAATATCCGGCCAAGTGGGCGAGCACCCAGGCGCATTGGTAGGTAGACGGTTGAGTCGAACAATATTCGGCGACCTGAACCATGCAGTCCGAGTAGCATCGCCAGATCGAAATGACGGTGCGGTCGGCTTCGTCGGAAGATCCGTAAGCGGGATCACAACCCAGAACGTAGTATCCGAATTTGCTGGCATCTTCCCAAATCCTCATCTCGGCGCGGACGTCGCGCACCTGCCTGATCTCGGTCTCGTCGAATTTCATCCCCAGCTTGTAGCGGAAGGTCTGGAACGGCATCTTCCGCGCGCTGCGCATGCAGTCGTTCATCGCCTCCACCGTGAAGAACTTCGAACCCGTCGCCTGGAACGCATCGTGCTCGGTCCACGGATATTCCTGATCCATGATCGACTGGTCGCCATCCTTCTCCGCCGCCATGTGCCAGCGGTACCACGCCAATTGCTGCAGCGAAATCTCGAACCCGTACAACTCCCGCACCTCGCGCACCCGCTTCCGTTCCAAAGGCGCCAGTGTCGACTTCACCCCGTCCGGCATATAGTGCCCGAAGAACGGATGATTGACCGGCAACTGGTTGCGCTCGTCCCGCCACCAGCCGATGAACACCGCCTTCTTGGTCGGGTCCTCCTTCGCCAGTTCCCACATGTCGTGAAAATGATTGTAGCCGTTCGCCGTGGTCTCATAAATCTGCAACCGGTGCGGATTGAGCGAGGACGTCTGCGATCGAAACTCGGCCAGATCATCGCCATTGCCGTAGAACGCGCACTCCGTCCCATGCACGTAATACGCCGCGCCCGACCGCCCGAGCCCGCCCTTCCGGTTCTCCGCGGTGCCGGCGATCAGATACCGAAACCTTGAAGCGTTCTTCAGCATCAGCAAATTGCGGTTGTGCCGCACATACGAAATCCGGTACTTCACCGGGGTTTCGGCAAAGAATACCTCCACCGACGCCCGGAAATCGTCCCGCGCCTCCTCCTTGTGGATGATGAACACCCCGAGCATGCCGCGATGATAAAATGCCCAAAATAAATCGAGAGCCAGAAAAAAGGTGGTGAGCCCGAGTTGGCGGGCTTTCAAAAAAACAAAGGTCGTTATGCCAGCCGCCAATCCTTCCTCGAGTTGCTCCAGAGCATACCTTTGCGACCCCAGCATTCTGAATGGAACCAAGCCATAGTCTTTGCTCTGGACCTTCAGGTGCGAGAGGAATTGAAGGAACTTCTCAGTCGGAAACGGCGCAACGCCCTGGTAGTTGAGTTCAAATGCACCGTCGAGCGGAGGGGCAATCTCGGGTTCATCCGACATGGCGTGCCGGCAAATTCAGGCGCGCGAATTCTCCATGATGATGGCGCGCCAGTGCATCATAGTCCTGCGCTGCCTCGACTGGCGTCGTGCGCAACGTGCCAACCAGCCGCTTATAATTGACGCTGATCTGAGCGCGCCATTTCCCGGTCCGCTTGTGAAATTGAACACCCTTGAACTGATTTTCCCCAGATCGCTTCGGGCCGTTCTTTGTGTTTTGGCCGCTCGTGGCCGGCCGCAGATTCGAGCGACCATTGTTCAGCCCGTCGCCGTCCTCATGGTCATTCCCGAGGCGGCCCGTAATCAAGACGTGCAGATACACATAACGGCCGTGTGGAAGGCCCTTTTTGTGGCACTGCACGTAAACCGTATGCTTGCGAACCTCCGAATACAGCCTGAAACCATCGATCAGCCGCACATCCGCGTCGTCAATCACAGCCACGCGCCCGCACGGCATCTTGATTCCAGCCATAAGCGCCCCTCCATACGTCGCCAAATCGGCACCACAAGCACTGATACACATACAACAAAACGGCGTCAATCCGAAACAACTTGATGATCAAACCGACCTGATTTTTTCCGGGGGTGTACTGAGTGCGGGGCACCTTAAATTCGAATCGCGCGACCCATCGACCCGGCCGGTGCCCGCGCGCGAGGATTATGGAACATCTCGCAGTGCAGCGAGCGAAAACATCAATGATATCAACGAACTGATCTAATCACATCACTATTCGCATAACATCCATTATGGAACATTTCGAACATTCCTTAACGATATCAATGATGTGGTTGTGTGACGAACCTTCGGCTATGCGCCCAAGTCATGGCTCATACCTAGATTTTACCCGAAAACGGGCTGAAAACCATCGATTTCGGCCCCGCGCGAGGCTCCTATCGGGGGCGGCCGGGGGAACTTTCACCGTACATTGGCAAACAGGTAAGCGCTTGGCTGAGAGCGGCTCTTGAAAGGGACCCTAGATTGCGTCTGCCGGCCGCCAGATCGTGCAAGTGGCAACGGGCGAGGTTTGCGGCGGTTGCCAGACCGTTGATGGACGGGGCTTTGCGGGCGTTCCTGAGGTGCTGTGGCGAGTGTCTGATGATGCGGAGGCGACGCACGATCTCGGCATCGGAGAGCATCGATGTTGTTCCTGTTTAAAGGTAAGCAAGAAGCCGCGCGCGAGGCAAATGCCATTTTTTCATGCTCCTTGTCAAGACAATTTTGTAAGACGTTGATAACGTTACTTATAGCAAAGTGAGCATAAGTCACGATGGAGTTGACATCGGAAACGATCAGTTCAAAATATGAACAATGACGGTTACTGTTTGATACCATGTCAGCGGCTCGCCATGGTCTTAGGAAGCGCGTTCTCGCCCGTGCTCGGCGGGTTGAGTTCGCCTCTGCCCGGGAGATCGGGGTTGTGGCTGGCGTTACGGTGCAGACCGCGCTGCGCTGGTTGCGGGAAGCGGGAATGGATATTGATGCGGTTCGCGGCAAGCGGTTGGGGGCGGTTAGATCGGTGGTAGTGATGACGATCAACGACGAGATGATCCGGGATTCCGCGCAACTTCTGCACCAGATGCTTTGTGCGCGGGTGAAGAAGTCGGTGGAATGGGATCGACTTCGCCCCTCGACCCGCAAGCAGTACATGGACATTTCGTACGCGATGCTGCGAGCGGCTGCCGCCAAATCCAAGACTTAACCCATCACATTAACAACTGAACCGATGCCATTGATTTACATTCACTATAACGACCGGTATAGGTGCTGAAATGAGCGAGATGGTGATTAGGGTTGCGAAGGCGATGTTGGGTGCTTTTCATGAGCATGCCGGCCCCGAAGAGGGAATGGACGCAATGGCCCGCGCCGCGATTGCTGCGCTGCGGGAACCGACCGAGGCGATGGTGAAATTCGGCGATGCCGTGCGTGGTAATCACGCCGCCGACTACAAGGGCGGCAATGGGACCGAGAATGTATTTCGGGCCATGATCGACGAGGCGCTTCGATGAGCCCATTGGAGCGTGAGCGGATGCTGGCGTGGAACGAGGCGATCTCGACCGCGTCGGACGTGCTGGCGCGGCAGGTACGGGCGGCGGGCCGGCTTTTGGTCAAGGATGCGCTGGAGCGG